AGAACCTACCACCGGCTAAGAAGAAAGCCATGTTGTATGGTGACTGGAACGCTTATGAAGGTCAGTTCTTTGAACTGTTCACCGATAATTCAGAAGGTTATAGAGATAGGATGCTCACACATGTAATAAAACCATTTGAGATACCTGAGAGTTGGCCTAGATATATGGCCTATGACTATGGATCTAAGCGACCGTATTCTATGCATTGGTACGCTATGAGCAACGATGGCAGACTGTATTGCTATAAGGAAGACTATGGATGTGTGGAAGGTAGACCGAACAATGGTCTAGGACTTACTATCAGCCAACAGGTAGAACGAATCAGGGAGATGGAAGAACAAGAATCGTTGTTAGGACTGGATATCACAAGGATCGCAGATCCGGCGATATTCGCTAAGGATACTTCAAGAGTGAAGGAAGGCGAGTCTATCGCTGACTTATTTATGAAAGAAGATATCATATTTCATAGAGCGAGTAACGCAAGGATATCAGGCTGGAGACAAGTTGAGGAACGAATGAGGTTTGACGATACAGGGAAACCTCTATTATATGTAACAACTAACTGTGCTCACATGATAAGAACTATCCCTCTGATGATGAGCGATGTGCATAGACCAGAGGATGTAGATACTAACTTAGAGGACCATGCAGTAGATGAGCTGAGATATATGTGTAATACTGTTCAGCTTAACATAGAATCAGAACTGAAGCAGAGAGATTATAAGAAGATAGAAGAAGTTAGAAAGAGAATTGAAGATCAGAGGAACGCAGCACCGATAGAGATTAAACCAATAGGAGGCTATCCTAGCTATGGCTAAGAGAAAGAAAACATTTGGTAAGAAAATAAAAGACGCTGCGAAGCAGGCTAAGGAGTATATCACACCTAGTATGGCGGAACATGTCGTTAATAACGATATGGAACCGCAACAGGTTCATGGTATATTGGTTGGTTTGTACTCGCAGTATAGAAGCGATAAGTCGGATTATGATGGTAGGCTTGTGGAGAACAACGAATGGTATGCCACAAGGCATTACGAGATTATCAAAGCAGACTTTGGGTTAAAGGATTCGACTGAACCGAAGATAGCACCGGTCAGCAACTATCTGTTCAGTACATTAAGCACTAAACATGCTTCGATGATGGATCATTATCCAGGGTCTAACTTCTTACCAGAAGAGAAGGATGATATAGAAGAAGCGAAACGACTTACGAATATCGTACCTATTATATATAAGAGGGCAGAGTTTAAGGAAGAATACAGACGAAGCATGTGGACAATGCTTAAAAGTGGGTCATTGTTCTGGTGTGCGTATTGGGATGAAGAAGCCGAGGATGGGTTAGGTGATATCAAAGTTAAGAAGATTGATCCACTGAGAATCTATTTCAACTGGCAGCAGTCGAACATTCAGAACTCTGAAGCTATTATTACTTGGTCTGAGATGCCTGAGTCCACATTCAAGAGAACTTATAAGGTAGATGGTGCTACGGCCACAGCTACTGGAACAGATATAGACAGGTACAAGTATGAGAAAGAGAGAGCCAGGAACAGAATCATCTTCGATGCTTATTATAAGGATGAGAACGGTAATGTTCAGTTTATGAAGTGGTCTGGTGGCGATATTCTTTATTGGTCAGTAGATGACGAGAACCATCCTGAGTACAAAGAAAACGGTTACTATGAGATGGGTATTTATCCTATAGTACATGTTCTGATGTTCCCTGAAGAAGAAATACCGGTAGGGTTTGGTTATGTGGACGTTCTGAAGAACCCACAGACATATATTGACCTGATGGATAAAGAGTTCTTAAGGAACATAGCGAGATCAGCAAAACAAAGATACGTAGTTAATAAGACAGCAGACCCACAACTGAAAGCAGACTTGATGAACTATGCTACTGATGTAGTCGAATATAAAGGTGCAGGAACTGTAAAAGATGCTATCATGCCGATACAGGACAGAGAGCTTAGTGGCAATGCTATCAGTTATAGAGACAGGAAGATTGAAGAACTGAAAGAGACTTCCAATACCGGAGAGTTCGCTAGAGGCGAAACAGGCGGCGGAGTTACAGCGGCTACAGCTATTATGGCTTTACAGGAAGCATCGAACAAGATTGACAGAGATGTTGTAGATGCTGTATATGAAGGTAAACTGAAACTAGATTATATTATAATAGGTTTGATAAGACAGTTCTACGGAATTAAAAGATCATTCAGGATTGCTAAGCCGGCTGCAGGAATTAGAGATAAGACCACAAGACAGGCTGTGGAGAAAGCCGGAGTTAATAATATTATAACTGAATCACCTGAAGAACAGGGTTACGATTTCGTTGAATATGATAACGAAGGGTTGAAACCTAAAGAAGTAGTGCAAGGTGAGTTCGCTTACCAAAGAACTCCGCACTTCGACATAGAAATAAGACCTGAGAAAGAAAGTCCTTATGCTAGAGCAGCAACGAATGAGACAGCTAAGGAACTTTTAAATATGGGATTCTTTAGACCTGATATGGCAGAGCAAGCATTGATCGCTCTGAGTATGATGTCATTTGATGGTAAAGAAGACATAATGATACAGATCCAGGCACAAAGCCAGATGTTCCAGCAATTGCAGGCTATGCAACAACTTAATCAACAACTGGCGGCAGACAACCAGATGCTTGGAGAAGCTACAGAAGATATGAATGAAGCTGTTAAAGGTCAGCTAGGCATTAATCTACTAGACTCGTCCCCGGTAGAAGAAGTCCCGGTTACCTAGAACATAAAAAATCCCGTTAAGAACGGAGGAACTAGAAAATGAGTGAAATGCTAGAACAAGCAGGGGCTACGGAAATAGCTGAACCTGCAGCTGTTCCCTCTGAGACAGTAGAAATTAAATCAGAAGCAGAAGTGCAAAGCGGAGTAAATGAAGAGATTGCCTCTTCTTCGGAGTCACCCGCCTCTGAGCAGACTGAACTAAGTCCCGAAGATCGCAAGGCTGCTTTTGATAAGCTAGTTAACGAGCAGTATAAGGATGAATACACAACTAGAGTCAAAGATGCTTTAGGTAAACGATTCAAGAAACACGATACCGAGCTTGCAGAACTGCAAGGGAAGACTGGTGCTCTTGATGAACTTATGAAAGCGTTCGGCGTAGATGATGTGGAATCCCTGAAAGAACTTGCAAGGACTGAAGCAGTTAAAAAGAAAGCATATGATCTTGATATTCCTGAAGATGTGGTAGCAGGTTATGAGGCGCAGCTAGCAGCCAAAGACAAAGAACTATCCACATTAAAAGGAGAATCACAAACAAAGCAGGCTGAAGAATATCTGACCAAGTTAGAAACGGAAATCATGGGTTTCGCTAAAGAAATCCCCGGACTAACTGAACTGGATATTATAGAAGATGCGGCTTTGTTAGACAGAGTGAAGAACGGTGAATCTGTGAAACAAGCTTACTTCGGGCTGTACCCGGACAAAGCTCAAGCGTTAATATCTGAAGCAGCTAAAAAACAGTTGGCGGCAGAACTTAACAAAGGCAAAGGAAGGCCCTCTGAGAATATCACTGGGGACTCTAAACCAGCTACAGGCACACCGAAACTCAGTCAATCAGCTATGATGAAACTAATGGACAGGGTAAAAGAATCCGGCCGCCCTGGTGATCCTGGAACAGGAAAGCTTAAATGATAGACACTAAAGGCCGGTAATTAAAAACGAGAGGATGATTTTTAATTATGGCAACTCCAAATACTCAGACCTATACAGGTACTGCGAACGAACAACGACAGTTTTATGATTTAAGATTACTTTTAAGAGCACAGCAGGAATTGGTTCATAACCAGTTCGGTAGACCAGCTGACATTCCGTTGAATAAAGGTCAAGCTATTCAATGGAGACGTTGGGAACCACTACCGGTTGCAACTACTCCATTAACTGAGGGCGTAACACCTGATGGCAGGGCTCTTACTATTAATAAAGTAGAAGCTACTTTATCACAGTACGGAGACTATGTAACACTTTCTGATACTTTCCAACTATCGGCTATTGATCCTGTAGTTGTGGAGACAGTAGATGTTATCGGTCAACAAGCAGGTGAAACTCTTGATATTATCACAAGAGACATTCTGAATGCAGGTACTAGCGTTCAGTATGGTGATGGCGATGTAACTTCTAGATATCTTCTAGTAGGTGGCGACGCTACTATAGCAAACAATGATTATCTTTCTTGGGATGCTGTAGTTAAAGCTACAACTACTTTGAAGAATAACAAAGCTAAAGTTATTACAGAGATCATGGTTAACGTAGATATCTCAGGTGACGGTTCTTCTGATTTATTTGATATGTCAGAGAACGATACAATGAAGGGCAACACTTCAATGTATACCAAGAGGTTCGAGAAGCCTTGTTACTGGGGTATTATCCATCCTGACATTCATTCTGATTTAGTAAGATTGGATGATGACTGGAAATCTGCTAATCTGTATGACTCTTCTAATAGAGCTATTGGCGAAGTTGGAATGATTCATAATACAAGATTCGTAGAATCCACATCAGCTAAAATCTTTGTAGCAGAAGATTTGTTAGCAGCTACTAGAAACGTAACTTCTGCCGGTACCTGGTCTACTAAGACTGTGACAATCGACGAAGAGATTACTTCTGCTGATGCTTTAGCTTTAGTTGGCAGAGAGCTTTATATTGATGACGGTTCAGTGATTGAGAAAGTAACTGTAGCGAGTGCTTCTGCCGCTGGTGCTGGTTCAGCTACTATCACTATCGTAGAGACTCCGGCAACTACTATTGCTGATGGAACAGTTATCTATCCTGGTGAAGCTGGTGCTGAAGGTAGACAAGTTTACTCTACTTTACTAGTCGGTATGGAAGCATACGGAACAGTGAAACTAGCAGGTAAAGGTATTGAGACTATCATCAAACAGTTAGGCTCTGCTGGTAGTGCAGACGCATTGAACCAGAGATCTACTGTAGGTTGGAAGTCATACCATACAGCTAAGATTTTGAACGAGCTATGGATTGTAAGAGTTGAGACTACTTCTCAAGCAGAAAGTGGCCCTAACTAAGACTTAATTGCATAAGGGGAGTTTCCACAAGCTCCCCTTCATCTTTTAAACAATAAATTGTGAGGAGGAACAATTTAATATGTCTAATAAGGTAAATGAAAAACAAGAGAAAATCGTTGAGCCAGAGGTTAAACAGGAACCGATAAGCAATGAGCAATTAGCTTCAGCGATAGTGGGTGTAGCAAATGCAGTTGAAAAGATAGCAGGAAAAGAAGCTTCCCCTAGTATTAACATTGATGTTGATACCAAGAAGAAAACAAAGTCTCCTGAACTGCTTGCTAAACTAGCTAACGCCGCTGCTAGGGATATGGAACGAGTTGAACTTATTATTCCTGAGCCTGATGATGATTTAGAAGCTGCAAGAGGATCTACTACTATTTCCCATAACGGGAAAAACTATCAGATCATGTACGGTGTTAAGGTTCTGATACCTAGAGCTGTGGCTAATATTTATCTTGAATCAGTTAAACTCAAGAAAGAGGCTACAGTTAGACGTAGGAAAATTCTTAAAGAGCTGGCTTATGGCAAAGCGAAAGTTTAAATAATTTACTTTAAAGGGCAGAT